CGATGAGGAGCTCGCGGAGATTATCCGCGAGCTCAAAGCGGCGGCGGGAGTCGCCGAGTAAGGAGAAATAGAGATGGACGAAAAAAACATGATTGACGAAATCAAGACGCTAGTGTCCGCCTTGCGCGAGCAGGGAGACCGGGCCGAGCAAGAAAAGAAGCAGTTTGGCGAGGCCCTGGCCGAGACCAAACAAGCCATCGAGACCATCAACGGCCGCCTGGACGAGCTCCAGACCAAAATGGAGCGCCCGGCTGCTGCCGACGCTGGGCCTGAGATCGCTCCGGAACAGAAAACCGCGTTTTTGTCCTACATGCGGACCGGGCAGGTTTCGCCCGAAGCCCGCAAGGCGCTGGTAGAGGACAGCACCGGCGAAATCCTGGTCCCTGAGGACCTGGAAACCGAGATTCGCCGCGAGCTGCCGAAGCTGACCATCGTCCGCCGGCTGGCTCCGTCTCGGCCAATCAAGACCGACCGCATGCGGCTCCGCTCGATCTCCGGCGTTACCGTCGGCTGGGGCAAACTGGAAACTGGTTCGACGCTGACCGAGTCCACCCCCACTCCGAGCCAGGAGTTCGCCTACGTGGAAGACCTCTACGGTCTGACGAAGGTCGGCGAAGACGAGCTCATGGACGCTGACGTGGCGCTTGAGGCTCTGATCCGCGATGCTTTCCGCGACGCGATCGCCGAGGCCGAGGACACCGCGTTTGTCGCGGGGACTGGGCACTCTAACTCGCAGCCCCAGGGCGTGCTCGGCGCCACCGGCGTCGCCACCCTGGCCGGGAGCGCGTCTGGGGCGATCACCGGCGACGACCTGATCAACCTCCAGTACGAGATCAAAGAGCAGTACGCGGCACGAGGCGTCTACATCGTCAACCCCGACACCGAACGTCTGCTGCGGTTGCTCAAGGACGCCAACGGAGTCTACCTCTGGCAGCCTGCCGTCGCCGCCGACCGTCCGCCTACGTTTGCCGGAAAACCCCTCTACACCAACTCGGCGGTGCCGAAGATCAGTGGTACCAGCGGCCAGACCGACGACGTCGCGATCTTCGGAGCCTGGAACCCCGGCTACATCATCCGCGACCGCCTGGGCCTGACCGTCAAGCGGCTCGATGAGCTCTACTCCGAGCAGGGTCTGGTAGGGTTCAAAATCCACTACCGCGTGCTCGGCGCTCCCGTTTTCCCGGCCGCGTTTGCCAAGCTCCAGGTGACCAGCTAGGGGGTTTGAATGGGCCGTAAGAAGCTGGTTCGAGTGCGGGCATTGCGGGCGTTTGCTGGCCCGGCCGGGGTGTTTGAGCCGAGCAAGACCTACGAGGTGCCGGCCGCGCTCGCCCGTACTTGGATCGAGCAGGGGCTGGTAGAGCAGACCGCCAGCATTGACGCTGGAGACATGGAGACCAAACGTGCTAAGCGCCCTGAGCGTACTCGCAAGCCCGGCCGCAGAACCCGTAAGTCTCGCTGAGGCCAAAGAGTTTTTGCGGCTTGATCATGACCTAGACGACAACCTCATAACGGGGTTGATCGCCTCGGCGCGGGTATGGGCTGAGGAGTACACGCGGCGGGCAATTGTCCAGCAAACTATTCGCGCAGTGTGGGAGGGCGAGCTCGCCTCACCTCTCCCCATCCCACGGCCGCCGTTTGTCTCCGCTGTAGAGGCGGCGTATCGGGTAGACGCCGGAGCGACTGAGCAGACGTTTACGCCGGAGATTATGACCCAGACCGAACCGGCGAGTCTCTGGGTAGACTCTCTTCCGGCCTTAGGGGCTACTGGATACATCCGTCTCGACTACAAAGCGGGGTACAGCGATCCGCCGGGGCCGCTCAAAACGGCGATTAAGCTGGCCGTCCAGGCGGCCTATGACCAGGGGCTCTATGAGCTCCCGGCCAATGCGCGGGCGCTGCTCAGTCCATACCGGATCATTTGGGGGGACGGTGGCTAAGACGGGGAGCAAACGGGCGGCGCGGCCTCCGCGTATGCGGCATAAGGTCGAGCTCCGTCGGGTGTCCTGGACACCCGACGGGCTCGGCGGTCATGCCGAGGCGTGGAGAACGTATGCCACGGTCCACGCCGCCGTTGAGCCGATCCGGGGCGATGAGAGTTACGTTGGGCAACAGCTCCATCCGGGGGTTGTATACCGGATAACGACTCGTTGGCGGCCCGACATCAAGACCGAGGAGACCCGCGTCCTACACGACGGCCGTGAGTATGACATCCGCGCGGTTTATGACCCGGACGGGGCCCGGCGCTGGCTAGTGCTAGAGGTGGCGGAGGTGATCCGATGAGCCTGCATATGACCGTTGTGGGAGATCAGGCGCTCCGTGAAAAGCTGCGTCGGCTAGAGCGGCAGTCTCCGGCGGCGGCTCGCGATGTCATCAACACCGTTGCGTTTTTGGTCGAGGCCGACGCCAAACGGGCCTGTCCTGTAGATACCGGCCGTCTGCGGGCGTCTATAGGCGTTACTCCCGCCTCGACGGCCGCCCTCGGTACCCTAACCGCGTTTGTCGGGACTAACGTCAACTACGCCCCGTTTGTCGAGCTTGGCACCCGCCGGCAACATGCCCAGCCGTTTCTGTTTCCGGCCGCCGAGCTCCACGGTCGGACACTCGCGCGGTTGGTCAACGAGGCGCTCCGGAGGCTGGTATGACTAGCACCTACGAGCTCCAGCGGACGCTCTACTCTACGCTGAGTAACGTCCTCTCGATACCCGTCTATGACGAGGTGCCTGAGGGGGTGGCAATGCCCTACGTGGTCATCGGCGACCTGTACGAGACCGGCGACCCGTCTCACGACGTAGACGGCCGGCAGGTGCTGGTAACGATCCACGTCTGGAGTAACTATGCTGGGGCGAGAGAAGCGAGGGAGATCAGTGGGCAGATAATCGGTGCACTACAGTTCCAGGAACTAGCGGTATCGGGGTTCCGCCCGGTGCCGTTCGCGCTTGATTTTTTCGACGTGTTACGCGACCCCAGCGGTACGTACAGACACGGGGTCGTCCGGTTTCGCGCTTGGCTGAGGAGTATGCCATGAGCGCGACATACTACGTACCCCTAACGTCCGCATCTGGCGAGTGGCTGACCACCGCCAGCGGAGAACATATTTTTGGAGGTGTCTACGTGGCTATACTAGCGCATGGAACAAAACTGGCGATGTATGATGGCAGCAATTTTGTCGACATCGCCGAGGTCCTGGATATATCGGGACCGGGGATCAAACAGGAAACGGTAGATGTAACATCCCATGACTCGACCTGGCGTGAGCACCTGGCGACTATCGCCGACGGTGGCGACGTTTCGTTCGACATTAACTACATCCCGTCGGACACGAGTCAGCAGGCGCTCCGAGCCGCCGTTGCCGATCACACCAACCACCAGTTCAAGGTGACGTTTACCGACGGTTCGACCGCGACCTTCGACGGGTTCGTGACCTCGTTCGAGATCGGCGCTCCCGTGGCCGACAAGTTGACCGCCTCGGTCGAGATCAAAATCACCGGCCCGGTGACCTGGAGCTAACATGGGTGAGCCAACAACGGTCAACATCAACGGCGACGAGATCGAGCTGGAGTTCACGCTGGGGGCCCTGCGCCGCTTCGAGAAGCGTGCCAAAAAACCAGCGTTTGCTACCGAAACCTGGGACTCGCTGAGCGCTGACGACATCCTCACTCTCGTATGGGCCGCGATTCCGGCCGACAAGCGGCCCAAGGACCCGACGGAGCTAGAGGACGCGCTCGACCTGGCGGCCGCGAACGCGGTGATGAACGCATTCGCGCGGGCGCTGTCGGGAAACTCCCCAGCCGGGACCTAGAGGAGCTATGGGCGATGGGCCGGGTAGACATGCAGCTCAGCACGGCTGAGGTGTGGGAGCTAACCCCGGCCCAGTACGCCCGCCTCTGGGCCCGGCAGCAGATCGCGGAGTACCGCCAGGACGTTCGCGCGGCTGGCATAATCGCGGCGATCATCAACGTCAATCGCCGTAAAGGGGTCCCGATCACTCCCGTTGATATCGTCGGTCGGCCGCCGGGGCTCCAGGACAAGCTCAAGGACAAGTTCGCGCGGATTATAGGAGACAACTAATGCCGTTGCTGCAAACCCTAACCGTCAAAATTGAAAGCCAGATCGGCGGACTAACTCGCGGCCTACGCCAGGCCAAACGCGAGACTGAGCGCTCCGTCCGAGCAATGCGCGACGCATTCCGGCAGGGGCGAGCCCAGGGCCCGGATGTTATGGCCGCCGGGGCCAAGCGGTTGGGGCAGGCGATGGGGGCCCTCACTAACCCGGTGACGCTTGCGGCCGGGGCTGTGGCCGGCTTAGCAACGGGTCTAGCAGCGTCTACTCGCGCGGCAGCCGATTTCGAGCGCTCGTTTATCAACGTCGCCTCGTTGGGAGCTAATTCGGCCGAGCAGTTAGAGCTAATGCGCCGGGGCCTACTCCGGCTAGCCCCAGCAGTAGGCGAAGGGCCGGAGGCTCTATCCGATGCGCTGTATGACATCGTTTCGGCTGGCCAGTCCGGCCAGGATGCCCTCGACGTCCTAAAGGCGTCGGCTATCGCCGCCAAGGCCGGCCTGACGGACACCAAAACGGCCGCCGACCTAGTCACCACAGCACTCAACGCCTACGGTATGGAGGCGAGCGAGGCTGCCCGCGTGACCGACATAGTCCAAACGGCGGTTAAGCTCGGCAAAACTACCTGGAGCGAGCTCGGCGGAGCTCTCGGTCGCGTGATCCCAACCGCTGCCTCAGTCGGCATAGGCATGGATGAGGTAGCGGCAGCGGTGGCCTCTCTAACGTCTCAGGGCATCCGGACTAACGAGGCCGTGACGGGTCTCAAGGCGGCGCTATCCAACATAATCAGACCGAGCCAGCAGGCAGCCGACCTGGCTATGGACCTCGGCATTGAGTTTGACGCCCAGGCGCTCAAAGCGCATGGGCTGGCCGGCGTGCTCGCTGAGGTGAAAGAGAAAACCGGCGGCAACACTGAGCAGATGGCGGCGCTATTCGGCTCGGTCGAGGCGCTAAACACCGTCCTGGCGCTGACGTCTGATAGCGGCAGTCAAAAGATGATCGAGGCCCAGGCAGCTATGCAAGACTCAGCCGGGGCTACTGAGGATGCGTTCAAAACCCAGGCGGCGACGTTCGACCAGACAAAACAGCGGTTCGCGGCCGCCGTCGCGTCCATAAAAATCCAGGTCGGATCCGTCCTACTGCCGGCGTTGACGACGCTCCTAAACTGGTTTACAACGTCGATCGCCACTATCCAGGGATGGTATGACACGATCACCGGTTTTTTCCGGGGCCTCTCCCAGGGCGGCGGCGAGACTACCAGCTCGGTAAAGGCCGCGTTTGTGTCGTTTGCCCAGGTGCTTACTGCGATATTCAATGACCTAGTCGCGCTTTGGAACAACGTCCTCAAACCGGTATGGGCCGCGATAGAGCCGTTTGTACAAGGGCTATTGCGGGCTCTTAGTACCCTTTTTGACGGTTTCTTCAAAACACTAGACCACTTATTTAAGGCGTTCGCGGCGTTCCTTTCCGGCGACTGGCGCAAAGCCTGGGAAGAGATGCGGACGGCGCTCCAGACGATATTCAAAACTCTTGCAAAAGCGCTCGGCCAGATCGTTGATGGGCTCCGCAAAACTCTGGTTCAGGTGCTCGACGCTATCAAAAACAAATTCGCGGCGGTCGGCAACTGGTTAAAAACAACGTGGAAAACGGCTTGGACAACGGCGATTACCGCCGTCAAAACGCTAATGGCTGGACTACAAACAGCCCTTGGCGGCCGGATCGACTCGATCCGCGGGACATTTAGCGCCCTCACACAATGGATCGGCACCACCTGGCGTTCGGTTTGGGACTCCGGCCTCAGCGCTATACGCGGTCTCGTTGTGGCGCTGAGCAACAGTATCAGCCGCATAGCCGGCGAGATACAGGAGGGGCTCGACGCCCTGGGGCAGTGGCTATCGGATACGTGGGTCACTTTATGGGAGAATGCCAAAGAGCTCATACTAGGCCTGCTCGGTAATTTGCAAAGCGAAGCTCTCCGTATCTCCGACGCTATCCGCGACGGGATACAGGGAGCCTGGAACGCCCTCACCGAGTTTCTGAATGGCACGGTAAAAGCGGCGTTCATGACGTTTAAAAGCTCAATTGTGGACATCATGCAGGCGCTCGCTGATGGCGTGGGCCGGGCGATTGGCGGGCTTGGCACCGTTGTTGGCCGGGTATGGGATGACATAAAAAACGGCGTCCGCTCCGCGCTTAACGCGGCGATCAGTATTGTTAACCGGTTTATCTCAGCCTTGAATAGTATATCTATACATATCCCAGAGGTGGAGATACCAGGCGTCGGGTCTGTTGGTGGCGGCACTATCGGGTTTAACATCCCGACGATCCCGGAGCTCGCCGCCGGCGGGATTGTTACGCAACCCACCCTGGCGGTTATCGGCGAGGCTGGGCCGGAGGCGGTCATACCTCTAGCTCGCGGCAACTATGCGCGAGACGCTATCCAGCCTCTACCTGGCGGCGCGGACGCGGCTCCGGTTATCAACATCACGATAGAGGGCAGCGTCTACGGTATAGACGATCTAGAGCGGGCGCTGGCTCAGATCATGGAGCGCAAACGCTACCGGCTGACTGGGGGTGTCTAATGCGGTTAGTAGAGCTGACAAGCGCGAGCGGTGAGGTACTGACAAGCGCGAGCGGCGAGCCGCTCCTGGGCACCTGGGCCGCCCTGCGGATAGACGGTGCCCCGGTAGGGGTGCTGCTCAATAAGGTGCAGTACACCACCGCGCGGTTTGAGGACGGCGCTCGCACGCTGAGCGGCCGCCTGTCCTACGTCCAGCTAGCAGGCTCCAGGGTAACACTAGACGCCGAAACCACCCCGCTTGAGCCGGCCGACGTCCAGCGACTACTAGACGCCGACGGCCAGATCGTCAACGCCGGCGGCTGGCTGCTATCAATGGCCGGCACGGAGAGCGCCGACTGGCTACTCCGAGCTACCGTTGGCCAGACGTGGACAGTCGGACCGCTGGCAACCGTCCTGCTGCATCTAGAGGAGGTGTGATGGACCAGGCGACTATAGATGCACTCTACTCGCCGGGCTCAATCCAAGCCGGCGTGATAGTCGAGGTTGAGATTAACGGTGAGTGGGTAGACGTCTCCGGCTCGGTCATTAGCGCCGAGGTTGATCACGATGTGGACGCCAACGGCCCGGCGGCTCAGCTAACCGTAGACCGCTCAGCCGCTCACCCTGACGGCGGGGGGTGGGCCGTACTCGCCCGCCCGGTGCAGATCACCGGCTGGGTAGAGCGAGACGGCCAACGGATAGAGCGCCGGTTGGTGTATGGCCGGGTAGGTGAGGTGGATACGGTCGCCCAGGCTATGACCGTCGTGGTATACGACCGCTCGGAAGAGCTCCTCAACCGCTGGATACGCGAGCCACACGAGCATGATGGCCGCTATCTGATCCGCCAGCTCCAACAGATACTAGACCAGGCTAACGTAGACCTCACCGTCTGGAGCGCGACGCCAGAAAATGAGCAGCCGTATGTTAAGGCATATCGGCAGCGGCCAATGACCGTCTGGGACGCGCTAAACGATCTCGCTATG